ATACAAACAAGAAAATGTCTCAACACAACATGATACTGACACACCTTCGTGCATCTAAGGGTCTAACCCTACGCGAAGCTTTGCTAGACTATAGCATACAGTCTTTCCCTAAGCGTATCTCTGAGCTACGCAAGTCAGGACATCGTATTGATGGCATAGCAGGAAGACATCCAGTTACAAACCAAAGATACACACGTTACACATTAGTAGAGGAAAGTGCATATAGCGAGAGTGTACAAAGTGCATAAGCTTGACATCTATAGCACCCTAACAGGTGAGCATATATGTTATCACACTGCGCGTAGCAGGGAAGAGTTGCTACGCCTATATAAAATGTATGATAAAATCAGAGACATAAGGATGGAAATAAAATGACATTTATGATTGAGAAGAACGTACCCTTACCATCAACTAAGGATGGACGCGGTGCACCTAACAAAGGTTATGAAGCACTACTAAACCATATGAAGGTAGGCGATAGTGTCGTAGTAAAACGTGCTGCACTAGCTAGTATATACACTCACGCTAAGAAGATAGGTTGTAAGGTTGTCACTCGTAAGGTGGATCAAATTAACAGACGTGTGTGGATGTTAAACAAAGGGGATACATAATGCCTAACTGGTGTGAGAATAGAGTAATAATTACAGGTGATGTTAAAACATTACGTGCTATCAAAGAAGCGGCAGATAAGGGTGGGTTACTGGAACACCTAGCACCTATTGGTGAGTACGACTATGGTGTAGCCAATGCTACATGGAATACCAAGTGGGAAGTACATGATGTTGAGGGTGATCTGTTTGAGGATGGTAAGACATCCAACCTACACCTAGGCTTTGACAGTGCATGGGGTCCACCTACGGGTGCATATGATATAGGCTCTGATAGATTAGGTATCAGCATCGAGGCATCCTACTATGAGTCAGGCATAGGTTTCATAGGTGAGTATGACAGTACCTTAGATATAAACAATACCTATCCTGTTGAGTTCAACAAAGAAGATTGGAAAGATAGTGTACCTACTGAGTTGATAGAAGAGTTTGACTTAGATGGTGAGTACGTGTGCTATCAAGAATGGCAGGAGGAAAACGATGAGTAGTAATATATCAATGCATCTACTACCCTTAACCTTAGTGGCTGCCTATCTTGGAGGCTTCTTATATATCTGGTACAAAAACGCGAGAGGAAAGTAATATGAAAATACCCAAGGGCAATGCAAAGCTCTGTGATATTATAGAGTTTTATCTGGTATCACCTGCCTTTGCTAGGCTATCTGGTGCATCTCAAAAGGATTATGAAATACATCTGGCATCTGTGCTCAGTACACTTGTTGAAGGCAAGACCCTTGGTAACTATCGTTGTACTAATATTAAAGTACGACATCTTACACAGGCGTATGATCAATGGCTTAACACAGGTGTACGCACTGCAAACTATCGTAAGGCTGTGCTGTCTGCTGCTTGGAAGTATTCCATGCGACAGGATGTGATGATACACAACCCAGTAGCACTGGTTCAAGCTAAGGCTAGTAAACAAAGGCGTGTCTACTGGAGTAGAGATCAGATCAAAACGTTTCTTGAGGTAGGCTATAGTGACTTCAGATGGCGTAGCATTAGTCTTATTGTACACATGGCATACGATTGGGGTCAGCGTATAGGTGATATGAGAGTTATGACTTGGGATACATTAGACTTAGATCAGTGTCGCTTAGACTTGACACAAAGTAAACGTAATGCTGAAGTACACCTACCTATATCTAATGGGTTGTGTGAGATGTTGAAACAACAGAAGGAAGACTTTGACTTCCAGGAATATGTAGCACCTAGAGTTAAGCCAAGGGCAGGGGCATATACACCCTACGACAAGGGTGAAATATCCTTACTTATCAATGAGGTACTGGACGAAGCTAACCTACCTGCTGAGCTTACAGCTATGGACTTACGCCGTACTGCCGTGACTGAGATGATGGAAGGTGGGGTTGACTTAGCTAATATTATGCAGGTAACAGGACATAAGAATATACAATCAGTAAAACCTTATATAGTAAATACATTGAGTGGTGCATCTAAGGCGCTATCAGCGAGAGGGAATGAAGAGGATGAGTAGAGATTGGCAACAGCACAGGCAGTATGCTGAGTCTGTAACAGCACATGGATCACACCGAGGTGACTGCCCCTTCTGTAGGGGTAAGAATACTTTCTCTGCCTCTTGCGAGTATGGTACGTTGATGTATAACTGTTACAAGCTAGGATGTAATGTAGGTGGTAAGTTTGATACAGACATGACTGCATCTGAGATACGCAGACACTTACGCCCAGCGCAAGAACAAACTAAGAGAGAGGTAGAAACTATGGAGTTACCAGCGCAGCTAGTAGAACCAACAAGACAGCACACTAAGCACAATAGATTTATGAGGCGTTGGGGTATAGTAGGTAACACCTTCTATGATGTACAACAAGAGCGCGTAGTCTTTCCTATATACAATAACCATCAGATGATTGACGCTATAGGTAGGGCAGTGGGTGCTACTCAAACCCCTAAGTGGTATCGTTATACAGGTGCAGCAGACTACTACACAGTAGGCGTAGGCTCTACTATAGTTATTGTAGAGGATGTTGTCTCTGCTTTAGTAGCTTATCAAGAGTTACCTGACGTTACTTGTATGGCAATCCTGGGTACTAGCATGAATCATAAACACTTTGAGAAGATAGGTGAGTATGATAGTGCTGTCATTGCACTAGACCCTGACGCGGTAGCAAAGACTATTGAGTATCGCAGAGAGATAGAACTGTGGACAGGTAACAAAACAATAGCACTAAGTTTGTCTGATGATATTAAGTATCGTATGCCAGAGGACATGGAAAAACTACAGGAGATATGCAGATGATAGAAGCAACATATAAAGATCACATGGGTTCAGACCTAACAGTTGTAAATGCTGCGCGTGTATCCTTTGGTAAGGAAAGAAAAGCGATAGGCTATACCAGTATTGATGGAGGTCCTGACATCCCTGTCCTTGCTGATATGGATAAGAAGCTTATCAACTACCTAGCAAAACATAAGCATATGTCACCCTTCGGACATGCGTTTGTAACATTCCATGTTAAAGCTCCTATCTTTGTAGCAAGACAGTTAGTTAAGCATAAGTTTCTACGTTGGAATGAGATAAGCAGAAGGTATGTAGATAGTGACCCTGAGTTTTATTTACCTGATGAGTGGCGTGGGCGTAGTAAAGATAAGAAGCAGGGAAGTGAAGGTGTCATTGAGGAGATTACTTTTGTAGAAGACGAACTTGTAGCTGTTTGGGATAAAGATAAAGAAGAGATGATGCTTGACCCAAACCAAGAACTTTATCTTTGGCAAATTAAGAATAGTACTCAGACGACTTGTTCACCCGAAGAACAGGTAGAATATTTTCACACTCAATCGCTACAAGAATATAAAAGACTAATAGATAATGGGGTTGCTCCAGAACAAGCACGTATGCTGTTACCACAGTCTACTATGACTGAGTGGTACTGGAGTGGTAGCTTAGATGCCTTTGCTGATATGTGTAACCTCCGCTGCAAGCCTGACACTCAAGCAGAGACTAGGGTAGTAGCAGATCAGATCAACCATAAGATGCTAGATTTATTTCCTGTATCGTGGTCTGCCTTGATTGATTATTAAACTTATGATAGACCCTAACTCTATACCAGAACTATTAGCAGAGAACAGAATGGATAACGTAAACAACCCAGCGCATTATGGCAAAGGTAGGATTGAATGTATTGATTACATAGAGGATTTCCTAACCCAAGAAGAATATATAGGATACCTAAGAGGTAACATTGCTAAGTATCTACACCGCTGGAGGTACAAGAATAAACAAGAAGACCTATTGAAATCACAGTGGTACTTAGATAGGTTAATAAAACTAACAGGAAAGGCAGATGTATGATACCAGTATCTATGTTAAGAGTATTACTTACTAAAGAAGGATTGGAGTTTAAGATAGTTAAAGTTGTAGGTAATGTAGCACAAGTAAATATAATTGTAGCGGAGGGATCAGATGTTCACAGTTGAGTTTGAATCTGATGCATCAATCATAACCACCCTTGATCATTCGGATCAGCACGAAGACATAGAGATAATCTTTGGTGATGAAGGTACTGTTTACATGAGACAGTTTGAACCTGAGATGGATGCATATCAAATGTTAATAATGAGTAGCCAACAATGGTTAGACATCATGGCTGCGTATAAGAGTAGTGCAGGTTCATATTACTTAGCACCAAAGGAAGACGTATAATATA